ATGAGCAAAGTCTGTTTCACCTTCCGGTACTTTAGTTTCTGAAATTCCTATTGGAAATTTTCCTGTGCCAAATATAACATCTACTAGTTGACCAAAAGCAGCTAGTACTTTAGTCTTAGTAATTTTTACAAAGACTCTAGACTTTTCGGATTCTCTAAATTTAAGATTTTTAGCATAAAGACCTCTATAATTTTCATAAGCCTTTAACCATCTACGTTCATCAGTTTGTCTAGATTGTTCTGCTTGTGCATATCTACCTTTAATAATGCCAATAAGATTTCTTTGTTGGTCTTCTTCTAAAGTTAATTGTACACCAGCCTCGCCTTCTACTTCTTCGTAAAGGTTGTCAGCATTTAAAAATGTATTGTCGTTTTCTACCATATCTTAATAACCAAATGTTGAATCTACTGGTCTATACATTTCTCTCTTTAATCCTCTCATACGTTCTAAAGGGCTTTCCATTCTAGGTCTGCTCATTATCATATAACGCAGTGCATCATATGCGTGGTCAGATGCTTTAGTATCTACATCTTCCGGATTAATTTTAGATAATGGTATAGACTGTAGTTCTCTTATTAAGTTAGGACATGTATTAAATATCTGTAACTTAGGTCTACCATTCTCTCTAATCTTTAAATACTCGTGTATTTGTATCTTACCTTGTATTCTATTCTTATCAGCTCGTCTTAATTTGTGACCAGCTTTAATTAAACTTTCTCCTACAGTTGGACCAGTTGTACCTGTATTTGCCCATGCTGCAGTATCTAAGACACCATTCACCGAGAAGGGGTCTTCTGTCTCCATATCAGTTATTATAGCACCTAATTCTTCACCTGTCAAGCCTTTTCTATATAATTCTCTATATATTATTAAAGTATTATCGTTCATATCCATAATACCCCATAGGCAACAGCTTTCCGCAGCATACCCATAGTCTACTGCTTTAACCCTTTCCCAATGTACAGGTAGTTCAAATGGAGTAATAACATGTTTTAAAGGTTCAAATTCTGTAAAGGCAGCACCTTCTGCTACATCCCAGTTACCTTCTAAGAGCTGTTGTCTTTGTGTAGGCGGTAATGATTTAAGCATCTGCTCATAAACACCATCGGCATCTAAATAAGGATTATCAGCTAGTCTTGCAGGAATAAACTTACGAGTTAGTCCATCTCCACCAAGGAAACTTTTATTGTGTTCACCAGCTTCTATATATCTTTTCTTAACCCAATGTGAACCAACACCGCCGGGGTTAGCAGTACAACGTAAGTATGTTTGTATTTCAGGGTCAGTTGTTCTTAGACGTGAAGCAAGGTAGTTCCAACTAAACTCTGTAGGTAAATGAGTAATTTCATCAAACCCTATCCAACTATAAGCTTGTCCCTGATATCTATATACGTCTGCATCTCTCTCAAGGAAACCAAACTCTACCTTTGCACCTGAAGGAAAGTTCCAAAGTTTTTCTACTTCTCTAAACTTAGCTCCGGGAAAAGCTTGTGGATACAACTCTCTAGATTTATCTATCATCTCTCTTAGTTCCGGCATAGACCTTCTAAGTATTAAAGCTCTGTGGTCTTTCTTGTGTGCGTAACGTAGTGGGTCAACTATCATAGCATATGATTTACCACCACCAGCAGCTCCACCATACAAAACATCTTTCTCACCAGCAGCTAAGAAATCTGTTTGCGGTCCTTCGTTAGCGTGGAAAAAGACGTGGTGATTATCTATGTGTTCTTGTACAGCTTTAGGTAATCTATTTAAATCCTCATCCGTAACAATACCTTCTTTAGTATTATCAAGCTTTTCAATAGTTGTTTTTTGTTTTTTTAAAGATGTTCTAGCGTTGTTGAGCTTTTGCTCTAGCTTTTGAATATTCTTTTGTTTGCGTGTAATAGTCTTGCGTACAGCAGACTGTGCATCTTTGACGGGTCTTCCGCCTTTTTTACGAGGCGTGCCGTCTTTGTTTTTTACAAAATTGCCTTCGCTATCTTGCAAGTAAAGATGTGGATATAGTTCCCAATCTTTCGCTTCGTAGTCCATACTTTTTATCTATGTGTTTTTTTAATCCGGGTGCAGACATTTTTCTGTCTGTCTTGTATTCTAACCAGTCGCAAGCAGCTTGTAATGATATCTCTTCATTCACTACCATGTTTTCTGCAACCTGTAAAGCATCTAACTCATCTTCTATAGGCTTTAGAAAAGTACTTGACTCGTTATCCATCTTATAACCAAATGGAATTGTAGAAGTATTTCTTTTTATGTAGCCTTCTTTCATTTTATTTTTTAACTAAATGCAGGACTCTTGAGTATATCTTCGAGCCTATCAAGGCTATCCGTGTACTCAAAAGTCTCTTACGCCAACTCACCTTTACAGGTTGGTTATTCTTTTTCTTTCTTGGCATCAGTGCCTCCTTTCTTTTTATTAAAAATTAAATCCCAGTTATCTTTATACTTTTGTGTATAGACACCGGCTCTTGGTCTTGCTCCCTTTCCACCATCACTCTTACCATAAATACTTTTTCTAAACGTAACAGGTTTTTCATTACTTCCTATTTGTTTACCCACTTATCTTTTCTTTCCTTTATGTAAACCATGTTTAGCATATTGTTTACCTTTTGCAGTGGCTGCTCTTTTCTTTTTATTAGCTGCAGCAAGTTTCTTTTTACCCGCAGGTGTAGCTTTAAGCTTTGCTATAGTCTTAGCAGGTGCATAAACTTCTCCAGTTGTTGCAGATTTTTTACCGCTAGCAGTAGTCCATTTCTGTTTAGTCCATTTGTTTAAATCTTTTTGAGATTGTTTAAGTGCCATTACTTATAACCTCCGCCAGCAGCTTTGTAAGCTTTGGCTAACATCTGAGCTTTACGAGCTGACCACTGACCAGCGTTACCGCCTTTAGTACCAGCTTTTATTCTATTAAAAATACGCTTACGCATTGTAGGTTTAGTATAGTTACCTGCTTTATTTACTGTTGATTTTTTAGCAGCCATTACCACTTCACCTTATTAGCCCAGTAAGCTGCGGACATCTTACCTTTTTTTATATTAGCACCATGTCTAGCTTTAAAAGACCTAGACCTTGGCGTATCTGTCCTGTCACCAGTCTTTCCTTGCTGTCCAAAACGTATTGTTTTTATTTTATCACCATCTTTAGCCACAACCACGTGTGATTTAGTCTTGTGACTAGGAGTTCTTTTAGGTTTATTAAACCCTGATACTCCTGCTTTTTTTAATCTACTGTCTGCCATGTTAATGTATTACCCTATTTTCTGCAGTGTCTGGTTGTTCTAACTCATGTATCTCACCTATAACAAACAATCCATGCTCTATTGCTATTCTACTAGCCTCTAACATAGAGTTTGCTTTAATGTAAGGTCCAATCACAACACCCGGACTACCATTTATATACTCTGTTATCCAATACTTCATTTGTTTTTACGCATTAGTCTATCTTCTGTTCTTTGAAAAGATACTTCTAAAAACCTATTAACTAAGTCACTGAGAAAATGTCCCAGCCTATTCCGATACTTCCTCATAATCACCATTTTCTGCAGATAAGTTTACAGTCTGCTTCTCTGGTAAGATAAATATACCACCACTTACGCTATGATTAATGTCTAACTTATCCGTCTTTACAACTCCGGCTCTATCTAGTATAGTTTGTGCAGCTTGTAGTTTGTTGTTCGCTTGAGGAACAGGCTTATCAGACTTCATAATCTGTATAAGTTTAAAAGCTGCGGTAGGAGCTTCCCTTGCAAGTACGTCTGAGGCTAAATCTACTACTTCATGTTTTAATGATTTTAAGATTTGATAGTGATTGCCTGAATATCCTGCAAGTTCGGCTGACTTTTTGAAGTCCCCACCAGTCTCAACAAGGTTGTTTAAGAACAATTCTTGTTTCTCTGTAAGATTTCTCTTCTTTTCTGGTAGGTAAGTCATGCTTTTATTATAAGAACTATTTACCAGTTTGTCAAGTCTTTTAATAAATTAGTTCTTTATTTAAAATAGGTCTTGACAAAAGAGAAAAGTATCTGTATAATAAAGTTGTCAACGTCCCCAGTCTAACATACAAGATAGACCCCAATAATACCCTACTAAACTGTAGGGTTTTTTATGCCTGTAAAGCTATTAAAGCTTGTGGAGTTTTAGAAGATGCGGGGTTATCTGGTTAATAGCCATATTGGGTAGAAATGTATGAGATTTATATATATACCCACCCACCCCCCGTGGCGGTCTGCCCACCCCCTTAACTAACTGACATAAGGGAACACTTGTCACGTTCTATAATCTAGGCAACGCGTAAAAAATAGAAACACTTGTCCACTTTACAAACTTTATAGCCCCTGACAAGTAGGAACATTTGTCTAGTTTATGAGTTGAGAGATTTTAAAGATGTTAGAGACTTTTATAAAAAGTGTCAT